CCCAAATACAGTGCAGGTCCAATAGGTGGTTCCTGTTACTGCGGTATTACTGTTGGTGTTGACCACGAACCCACTTGCGGTCTTACTTTCTACGGTAAAGATTCTTGCATCTTCACCTGTGACTGCGATAGAATAGTTAATATTATTAAATGCACTACTGAAGGTCACACTTGCGGTATATGGTGTACCACCAAACGAAGTATTTGTGAGCAACCCTGCTTTGGTTTTCAACACATTACTTGCAAAACTTGATGTGGTGGCATATGATGCAGATGTTGCCGTGGTTGCGTTACCGAGGAATGACCCACTAAAGGTTCCAACCGACCCAGAACTGACTACGACGAATCCATCAAAAACAATGAGTGATTGTGATGCTGGTGCTTGGGTGAAGTTAATCGTACTGCCTGTGACCGTATAATCGTTTGGACTGACATATCGCAATCCACCCACGGTCACATTGAGTGATGGTGGTGCATACGATGACGATAAGATATAAGAAGTGGTTGATCCATTACCAATAAAGATATATTCATCTATTGCCAATGACCCGCGAAGGTTATTTAATCCGTACCCATCACCAATAAATGACCCAGTATAATTAATGTATGACCCCGAACTGACTGCAAGGAACGCCTTGACCACCACATTAGATTGACTTGGTGGAGCAACGGTAAAGGACATCGTTGGTCCATACAAAGCATAATCTTCGGTAACAGCGTAATTGATACCTTCAACCGATACCAACAATGAATTTGAGGTATACGATTGTGAGAGATAATATTCGGTGGTACTGCCGTTGCCAACAAAGGTATAAGTGTCAATGCCAATAGATGCCCGTAAATCAGTAAGTCCTGCTCCTGACCCACTAAATGATCCTGTGATACCTCCACTTACATTTACTGACCCACTGACGGTAACCCCACTTTGTGACACCAGAAGTGAACCCGTGATAACTGCTGACCCACTGAATGGGAATCCTGCTCCTGCACCTGCATTTTCTGCGTAGGATGCGGTCAGTGCGTATGAGGCGGTTACTGCGTTGCTTGCCAAACTTGAAGTACCAGTTAATGTACCAGTAAACGACCCACTAAATGAGCCTGTATTGATTTGTACCGAACTGGATACGGTTCCCGTAGGTAAGAATGCGGTGACTTGGGTAGAACTACTAACAATGTTTGCAGGAATATTTGATAATCCTAAATACGATACTTGGGATGACGCAGATACAAGTGTCGGTTTATTTCCTACATTTGTATAATCCACATATGAGGACGTAGTAGAGAAACTTGAACTACCTAAGAATGATTGGGATTGGAATGCACGAACAAGGATATTAGATGATGAAGCAGGGACTTCGGTAAAGGTAATCGTGGTTCCACTAATGGTATAATCTTCTGGATGCACATAGGTAATACCCCCAACGTCTATGAACAGTGAGTTGGGACCGTATTCATAATTTAAATTATATGCGGTAGTAACACCATCACCTGAGAACTTATAGGTGTCGATAGTAATTGCTAGTGGAAGATTAGTTATACCATGACCGTCACCAATAAACGATCCAGAAAATGACCCACTAAGATTTGTTTGACTATTGAGTAATGCAGAAACGAGGACGTTTGATGAGGACGGTGGTGCTACGACAAATGTAATAGATCCCGTGGTATATGTGTAGTCCACTCCTTGAGTAAAGACCAAACCATCAACACTAACTTGTACATTGTTTCCTAGATAACTTTGAGAAAGAACAAAGAGTTGTGTTGACCCATTACCTACAAACTGATATATATCACTGACTACAGAGGTAGAAACGTTGACACCAGTGATACCAGACCCATCACCAACGAATGACCCCGAAATGGTACTACCAGTCACATATAGTGACCCCGTAATGACCGCATCACCAGCAAATGGGAATCCAGACCCACCGCCTCCACCACCGTTCATTGCAAAGGATGCAGTTAATGCATATGACGAACTGACTGCTGCAACTGCGTGACTACTAGTACCTAATAGTGAGCCCGTTAGCTCTCCTATAAACGATCCGGTAAATGACCCCGTGTTAATTTGTACAGAGGATGATACAGTGCCCGTTGGTAAGAATGCAATAACTTGAGCCGAACTACTGACAATATCTGCTGGGATGTTTGAAAGTCCACCATACGATATTTGTGATGATGCCGATACTAATGTTGGTTTGTTCGTAACATTATTATATTCTACATACGAGGCAGTACTGGTGGTACCGAATACAGACCCCGTAAATGCTGCAGCGGTAATTGACCCAGTTGCATATACATTTGCATCAAAATGAACAGTAGTACCTTCTACTCTAGCTGGAGAGTTATCGATATGGTCACCACCAGTTGCATACGGAATTCGACCAACCGTTAATTCGGTTTCATCTCCAAGTGACCCCGTATTCTTTGGACCAGCGATAATGATGGCACTGTTGTATCCAGACCCACTGAGATTTTCGTAAATGAATCTGTGTTGTAAACTATCCCATAGAATAGATGCAGTAGTTGGAGATGCTGACCCAGAATCTACAATTGATAGTCCAGCAAATCGTACTAAATCATCATCATTGAGAATGACACGACTGGTGCCCACCACATACTGTGAAGAAGTCACGTATTGGGTGGACATTGATACTGCGGTCAATAATCCTGTAACTGTTAGACTGCCGGAGATATTTACGTTTTTAGTAATCCCCACTCCACCAGCAACAACTAGCGCACCATCTAGATAACTGGTGCTATTAGTGGTGTTATTAATGGTTTGAATACCCGTAAATGTATTTGAACCCGTGGTTGCAATTGTTGCAATGTTGGTAGTTTGTGTTACATCAATCTGAGATGACGCAGATACTAACGTTGGTTTATTACCAATATTTGTATATTCTACATAAGATGCGGTAACAGCATTTTGTGCCAAACTACTAGTTCCCAGAACACTTCCAGTAAATGACCCACTAAAGGATCCTGTATTGATTTGCGCAGAACTAGATACCGTACCAGTTGGAAGTAACGCAACAACTTGCGTACTACTAGATACGATGTCTGACGGAATATTTTGTAATTGGAGATAGTCAACTTGAGTCGAACTGGATACGATACCTGCTGGTTTGTTATTTAATGTATTCCAGTCACTTGCTGCTCCCGACACATAACTTGCGGTGAGCGCGGTGGTTGCAAACGATGCAGTACCAATGAATGACCCACTATATGTCCCGACACCACCACTAACGATATTGACCATTGCTCGAACCGTAATGTCCGACGCAGATGGTGGTGCAGATGTAAAGACGATATCATTACTAGAAATCGTGAAGTCGGTGGACGGAGTATAGAACAAACCGTCAACACTGACCATAAGGGAATTGGCAATATACTGACTACCTAAATTAAATGTATTGGTAGTACCATCACCAGTAAATGTATTTGTAATAACAACCGACGATGCTATGGTGGTTGCTGGTAAGTTTGTTAGATTACTACCATCACCTTTGAAGAAAGATGCGGTGATTGTTCCACCTACATTTACTGATCCAGTATTAACTAATAAGCTACCAGAGGGGACAATAAGCCCCTTTCTGGCTATAAATTCATGTGCCATAATTCCCCTTCTTCACATATCCAAAGGTGAGTGTTATCAATTATAATATAACCTTTTTATTATTTTACATCGCTCTTATTGCGGTCTTAATTACCCAATCATTTGTGGTGACCGTTGCCTTCAAACGTGCGTTACCAGAAAGAACATCAACGGTGAAAATAACATCGCTAGTGTCACCTAAGTCATTTGTTGATGTATCTGTGAATTCTACGTTACTAGTACTATCCCATACCGCCATAACTGTACCAACACGGTAGTTGGTTGTTTTCTTTACCACGTAATCAAAGAATGCACTATCATAACTTCCAGTTGAAACCGTAGCTACTACTTCTGTACCTGTGTCAACATCGGCGTTACTAGCGGTAGTAAAGAGTACACCTTGGATAATTGCACCACCTTGGAGTGATACTTGGTCCGTGGTTGATGTACCATATGGAGTAATATTTTGTAGACCAAATGAGTGTACCCCACCAAGATTAATATTTGTACCATTGAAGTTAATTGCATTAGATGCAACATCGCCGTTAGTTACAGTAAAGTTTGTTCCATTGAACGATGCAACACCACGACTATTAGTGGTTGCGTTACTACCACTAACAGTAAGTGTTTGCCCCGTTGCGGTAACTGCAACACCGTTGGTACCACTAACAATTAATGATTGTGTCTTTAGGGAGACAGTACTGGTACCACCATCTGAACCCGAGACATTAAGATTAGTGACGATACCAGTAAGGTTACTACCGTCACCTGCAAATGCTGATGCACTCACAGACCCCGTTACATATACATTTTCTTCTGCGTGAAGTGTACTACCTTCAATACGAAGTGGTGAATATGCAGGTCTATTATCAATATGATTACCTTCTGTTGCTACTGGAATACGTCCTTCAACCAGTGAAACTTCTGTACCAGTTGATCCTGTATTTTCTGGACCAAGTATGAGGATACCACTCGTAATTGATGAACCAGAGATATTTTGTACTAACCAACGATTGGTGTAACTATCCCAATATAATGACCCAGTGAGTGGCGTTGCGGAACCAGAGTCTACAACTGAGACTCCACCAAATCGTACTGCGTTGGTTGTATTAAGTATAATTTCATTATCTGCGATAAGAATTTGCGATGATGTTACGAACTGCGTTGACATGCTGATTGCAGTCAACAATCCAGTAACAGTCAAACTACCAGAGATGTTTACATCCTTAGCGATACCCACACCACCATCAACAACTAACGCACCGTTTGTATAATTGGTACTGTTTGTTGTATTGGAAATAGTCTGTACACCAGTAAAGGTGTTTGAACCAGTAGTTGCGATTGTTGCAATATTGGTAGTTTGTGTTACATCAATTTGTGCCGAACTACTGACTACTGCATCTGCATTTAACTTCTTTTTAACACCATCAGTAAAGGTAAACGAACCAGTGTCCAAGTTAAGGGTAACAGAACCACCTAATGCAACTAGACCACCATCTGCTAGTCCTGTACCTGCGGTGACCGTTACAGAACTATTAACTAGTCCACTATTTGGAATATTGGTGATTTGTGCACCACTACCAGAGAATGACCCCGAGAATGATTGTGCGGTAACTGGTCCCGTTGAAACAACACTACCAGTAATAGAAACGTTATCAGTTGATGCATTGCCTAACTTAGTATTTCCATCAACTGTTAAGTCATTAAGAACCGTAATACTATTAAGATTAATAGTGGTTGCTTGAACACTACCGATATATGCGGTACCACTTACATATAAGTCCTTCCAGTACTTGGACCCAGAACCGAGGTCAAACGCATTATTAACGTCGGGGACGATGGAAGAACTAACTTCCGCCAGAAACTTGACGACATCGATATCAGCGTTACCGACCGTGATATTACCGCCGATAGTGACATTCCCATCGATATTGGCATTTCCAGATAATTGTAAATTTGACGCAGTGACATTATAACCAGTTGCGTTAATATCACCTTGAACACCTAAAGAGCCTGTTACCTTTGCGCCATTCGCAAGGACTATCAGACCTTTACGTGCAACAAATTCATTTGCCATACAGTTCTCCCAACGGGGTTATCAGTATATAAATATTAAATACTTTTTTAAGGATTCAAATTTGGAAACAATTTGAATAAACTTTGTACGGTCCAAGCTCCACTGCCTGACCCGTTACTATTGACCCGTAACCGTAATTGATTCGAACTGCTTAGAAACATAAATGATATATCACTGGTATCCCCAATATCCGTAGTGGAGATGTCTGTAAATACGACACTAGCCGTATTTAACCATGATGACATGATAATACCCATGCGACATGCACCGGGACGTTGGGCAAGGTATTCCACGGTCATTCCTGAATATTCTGTGGTTGAGATATATGGATAAATATATTCGGTTACCCCAAATATTCCTGTATTAACTGACCCCGTAAATATGATGGAAACCGTTCCGGCATTTAATTGAAATTGTTCACCTTTAAGTGAACCAGTGATACCAGATGATGCACTAATTGACCCTTGTACTGACACAGAACCAGTTACTAATACACTACCACTGAAATTTTGATTTACTTTTTCTGCATATGACGATGTTACTGCATAACTAGAAGTGATAGCATGTGATGCAGTATATGCGAGTAATGCAACATCAGCAAATCGATTATACGATCCGCTAAAGAATGTAACAGTTACCGGTTGGGTAGTGTTAACATTATAAGAAGAATCTTGAATGATTTTTACAGTTAGATTCGGTACATCTACCAATAAATTATCTTCGTCAGCTTCTCGTAAGATTACTCGAATATTTGGTACGCCAGAAACGGTCATCTATTATCTCGTTGCAGCAGGACGTACTACGAAATATCCCTCCAAAATACGACGAGTGATGGAACCACTGGTCATTTTAATATCGTAGACATACTTACGTTGAGTGAATGTATTGGTTTGTGTAGAAGTTAACTCTATGGTGATTCCACCAGACACGAATGGAACGATTTTAGTTACATTAATCGTAGCTGCAATTTCATCCGTGTTGAAGTTTTCACGGACTTGTCCTTCAAACGTATAGTCGGTAATATTTAGATAACTACCACTATCTGCGTTTTCTAGTGTGGCTAAAATCTTGAAGGTTTCCCCTTGACCAATATTAAATTCAGTAATTTCTGCCATAGTTTTCCTCGAAAAAATACACCTTTCTATAAGTATCATAAATTATTGGTATATAACAAAAAACCCCACTTTTAGGTGGGGTTTATTGATACTACAAATTATTTTTTAGTAGTTAAGAATACAGAAGTCTGGTTGGATAGTAAGACTAATTACTGCGGGATCATCCTTTTCCCAACTTAATTCACCAAATTCAACCTTGGTGATTTGTGCGCCCTTAACAATCCATTCTTCTACTTTATCGCCTACTGGACCAAGAACAGTGATAGTGATGTCCTTCTTATAGAATTCTGCGTATCCGTCACGGCCGGTGACTGATTCGTGATGAAGACGAACCCATTCCATCACTGCTTGTGCGCCCGATGGTACGATTGGATCGTATAAATCAATGGTCATTTCGTCCCATACAGTCTTACCCTTGACATAACGTTGGAGATTAATATGGTCCAAACGCTTCTTTTCTTGGGTAATCTTTGGACGATCGGTTTTCTTAATTAAATAAGAAGGAATACCGTCGATTGACATGATATACCGATTTTGAGTCTTTGGTTCAAAAGCGGTGAAAAATAGTTCTTGTTCACTGACCAAATTTGCCATATGGCTCTCCAAATATAGATTGGTACTTTAAATAAATAGTGGTTATCGAAAAAACTGATTAGATGGTATCGAAGGTTGCACCAGTTGGGAGAATGTTGAAGTCCAACTTGATGAATTCTGCAGTACGGGTTGGTTGGAGGAAGATTGCTCCAGCCAAGATGTTGCGGTCAATAATATCTGGAGTATTATTGGTTTCATCCATAACCACACGGAATGCGGTCAATCCAGAACGTTGTTGAATACCTGCAAGATATGGATTGACGATGTTCAAGAAACGGTTACGTGTTGCTTCGGTATTTTGTTCGAAGACAAGGTAACGTGCTGAACTTGCAATATACTTCTTGACAGTGATAAGAAGACGACGAACGTTTACACGGTCAAGTGCTGATGCTCTACGTTGGAGTGTCTTTTGTCCCCAAACACATATACCTTGGCCTGGGAATTGTGCAATTGGATTGACCTTTGATTCGTATAAGTCGTCGCGTTGTGCTTGAGTTAGACGAGTCTTAACACCGACGGCGCCTGGAATACCACCACGGTTCAATCCTGCTGGTGCAAACCATTCTGCACCAACATTATCACTATATGCATATACTTCTGGAAGAACTACTGACGGTGGTGCCCAAATTAACTTATTAGTTGCAGTATCTACTACACGAACCCAAGGATAGTAACTAGCTGCGTAGTTAGTATCAAGTGTTTCTGCTTGAGCGGTTACTGAATCAATTGTTGCTCCTTGTGTATCAAGGTCAAGGATATAGAATGCGTCACCACGAGTTTCACAAAGGTCGATGGCTTCGGTTGCAATATAACTATGGAGAGAATTGATTACACCAGGAATTACCAAGAGATTAAAATCAATTCTATCTGGATTACTAAGTTGATTTAATGCTCTCTTGAATTCAACTGAACCAGATGCGGATGCATTTGAAAGATTAAATCCTTGTGAATTGGTTGCGGTGATACCTGCCCCCATACGAACGATACGTGCTGGATTAAATCCATCAAATCCACTTTGCATTGGTACAGTGAACTTACGATATGCTGCGTGAGTTCTGTTTGTTAATGAGATATCGGTACCATTTACTTCACCAGCGGTGACTGAACCACTAATGTTGAATTCTGTACCTACTACGTTACTTCCCACGATTGGTGCAAGATATGAAAGACTGGTAGTATCTTCTACGTTGTAACCATAGAAGTATTTCTTGTCTACCGCATCTGCATTCCAACCAGCAACACTACCACTTAACCAACGACTGGTTACATATGAACCACTAACTACTTCACCAGAAGTTGAACTAAATACAGAGTTTAATGCTGCAAATCCGTATGGTACTGCATTTTCTGGAATAACGTCATCACTCATTTCAATACGAATATATCTTGAGAGATTTTGATAATCGCCTTCGTAGTAGTTTTCACCAGTAGTTGAGTTGTAAATTGGTGCACTGTTTCCAATAACTCTTGCAACATATTGTGCACTTGTTGGGTCAAGATTTAAGTTATCAAATTGTTCAAGAACGTTTAATGAAGTATCGGTATCATTGAAATCACGAACCAAGAGTGAGAATGAACCATATTCACTGTCTGGGTCGGTGCTTGGTGAGATACCAGTGATTGAAATCTTAATTTGAGTATTTGCCGAAGTACCGTCACTTAAACTGTGGACCTTGAAGAGATCGTACTTTGTTCCTGCAATTGGTTGTGAACGAATCCAAGGAGTTGTTGGATTATCATATTGAGTGGTAAGGTCTAAACTTGATGTTTCAATTGACATTGAAACACCACCACCAGCTTGTGTTAATGCATTTGGAAATACTGCGTAAACATATGCTGGATAATTTGCACTTGCTACTGGATTTGTTCCAAAGTACTTACCGACGAATGCTGGTGAACTTTCTAGTCCACTTAATCCAGTTACAGCAACTGAACTTACTGAACTACTAAGTACGAGTCCAAAACTTCCAGTGTTTCCAGGAGTAGTGACTGATGCTCCAGTCATACTACTTCCAGAATTTGCGTGGAGAATTGCAAATACTCTACGTCCAGCAGAACCTGTGGCGTAAAGTGTTGCGACTGTGGTACTGTATCCACCCAATCCCAACACACGAACAACAGTTGCACTGCCGGCTTCTTGTAAATAATTCTTAGCCGCAAATCCAACATATGAAGTATCAGTAGGTTCACCGAACGCTGTTACGAACCCATCAATACCTTCAACTGTGGTAGGAATAAATGCTGGCCCCTTTGCTGTCGGACCCACGAAAGCTGCTCCAATCTGAGCTATTCCTTCTGGGAGGAATGAGAGGTCACGTTCTTGCGTAAAAACGCCTGGTGACACGATACGTTCTGCCATACGGTATTCTCCAAACTAAATTTGTTATTTCTCTGGTGTGAATTCGCCAGTTTCAAAGTTGATTTGACCAGCGCCATACTTTTCAGATAACCGATTAACTAACGATTGTTCATCATCTAACAACTTTTTAAAAGTCAATGAGTGACCACTAACCTTCTTTTTTAATTCATCAATGTCAGCCTGTAATAATTCAATCTGTAAGCTGAATTGGCCAACTTCATTAACAATTGTAGACAACTTATTTCGTAAATCTGTAATTTCTTTTAAATCTTCATTTCCAATAGACGACATAGTAACCTCGTTGATACAATATAACTCGTATTATAAATATCTGTTTTTTTACCTAAACATCAATTATTCACTTTCTATTTCGGTAAAAGTGACCGTTTTTTTAGTAGAATATCGTACCTTCGTGGTAGTACCTCTATTATTGTGTCGGTCCAATGCGTCTTGTGGTAAGAGGTAGGCATATACCGTCATATCGAACTGGGTTCGTACTATTCTGTCTTGTGTCGTTGGTAATTCCGTAAGCGGTTCAAATGACTTTACCGATGTACGAAATTTGTAGTTATTTTGCTCACCCCAGTATTGGTCAGTTTCGAATGAAACGTTTTCTACTACCGCATTCATTTGTTCCATATATTCAGTCCAAATAATACAGCGATAGGTGATTTCATAATAGTCAGGTACCGTGGTGACTAAATATTCACGACTTGGGGTAATACCATTTTTCACTGCAAATTGGTCATATGGGGTTCTTTTGTTCCATCCCGTTTCAAATGTCCGTTCAAGATACTTGTTGACAGGTGAATTGATACCTGATTTTTTCATACCAGAACGACGAATCATAATCATTGGAAGTTGTATCTTTCCAATAGAGTCACGCATGATACCATCTCGTTGAGCGGACTTCCATCGTTCGGGATCGCCATAAATAACAGGTACTTTAACTTCGTTTCCATTTTGTGTTACAATAGGTTTAATACGTTCATTCATATGTTGTAAAATCGCATTATCTATTGTGTATAATGTTACCGCAATTGGTTTGAGTGAACCAAATTGTGTATCATTTGCTCTATTTTCTACTGTCGTAGTTTGTTGTGCATCCCTAACAACGTTTATGGGTTCTTTATATTCTGGGTCAAAGGTCATACTTGTGCCTCTTCAATGTCAATACTTGTACGACGAGTTAAGTGTGCCATACAAATGATTGCGGTATTAAACCCTGGCTTACCTGCAATAAGTTGTGTTTCTGTGATATTATGAACTTCGTAAAAATGATTATTATATCCAATAATATCACCAATTTCTGGATATGTGTTTACTTCTTGTAACATACGACGAGCAAATTTAAATTCTGTTTGTTGCTCTTGGTTTGACCCAAATCCTTCTTCTCGTACTGGAGTATTCTTATCATACTTAATGATTGCGTTAACCTTAACGGGTGTATAACGTGGTTTTACCGTACTTTCGCCGTAAATATTAACCTTAGCTGATTCTACCACAATTTTATACAATACGACCGCCACATCCATCGTTTCATCAATCAATTCCCGAGTGATGTGTTGGATGAATTCAAAGTCACGTTGCGTAACAAAGCGTGCCATTTATTAACCTATGTAAATGAGTGTTGGTATCTTTGCAAATGTTTCTTGCATCATCTTTGCATTTTCTGCTTGTTTTTTCATTTGTGCTTGCATACCAGTTTCTTCAAGTGTTTCTCGAAGTTCTTTGGTCAATGCTTCTTTTTCTGCAACTGCTTCACGACGAAGCATTTCACCATCTAATCTGATAATTCCGTCTGGATAAGGAATATTTTCAAACTTAGAACGAATAATACCTAACAGTTCTTTTGCTAATGAAAGTGTATATCTGAATATCCATGTACGTGACATATCATTTGTCTTGGTGTAATTGATATGTTCATATGGAACATTTGAAAGGTCACTTGCTACATTCGACCCAGATTGGAATATATTTGCTTGTTTGTCTTTTGCTACATTATAGTCAAAATAAATAACTGAATCTCTCTTAAATACTGGAGAGAATTTGATGATGTTGTTTGATATTTCAAATCCGTATTGACTCTTACGAATCATATCGTTGATTTCGATTGCTTGAATACGGAGTAAGTCTTCGTATGCTGGCATCATCACAAATGTGACTGGTGGTGAAAATCCATCAAATCCAAATTCTGCCATTAGGTTAGTTAGACCAAGACCCGTGGTTGCAAATGGGTCATAGTAACGAGCTACTGCTGACGGCATATAGTGATATACACGACGAATTTCAATTGCTGATCCACTTTCGTATACGTTTGCCCACAATGATTTTAAATCATAACTTTGTGTTCCAATAGATGCAGAAATATACCCTCTTTTAATTTCAACATTTCCACCGGATTGAGCTTCTACACCATAATCATTTGCAAGTCTAATTAATTGAGGTAATGGTGTTCCTATAATATTTCGTTGTGTAGCAGATGTTGCTGTACTAACACCTTGTAAAGACATCATGTATTCACGTGCATTAAATTGATTAACTTGATTACCATACGTGGTAATAGCTTCTTCAAAACATGCGTAAATTTGTTTATCAGTCAATTCTACTTCGACAACTGGATACCCCAATTTCCGTGCCACGAATTCAGCCGCCCGTGGAGCATCGGTAACGAACTCTTGATCGTTATCGAAAAACCCAAATGGTGTTATACCAAATGGATTTCTTGGATTACCGTCGTAAAAAATTGGTTCTTGTGTTTCCATAATTCTCTCTAATTAGGGACTTATAATAAATAGTTTTATTAAATCATTAACTCTTATTTTAAGGCAAATAAAAAGGGTGACCTTTCGGCCACCCAGTTTATTCCCTCCGTTAGCTTACTAGATTATAGTAAGTTTAATCCGTCGATAAGAACCTTACCGAAGAATTCAGGACGTACTACCTTCTTTGCGTAACGGGTCATCACACCACGGCGTGGGGTGAAGTTGTTTGGGTCATACACGAGCGGAGTCATGATGAGTGGGATATATGGTGCATATACTGCACCAGTTTCGAGGAAGTTACTTCCACGGAAGCCCAATAATAGGACGTTTTCCTTCATGTATGGGTTCTTGTAGATGGTGTAACGGTTTTGGAATGAACCAACCTTGGTTACGCCACCTGCAAATTCCATCTTGTCACCATCTGTGTTTGCCATGAAGCCTGGGATGGTTTCAAGAATTGTTGCAACGGTTGGTGAACATACTGCGAAGTTTGCACCACCACGCATGGTGAGTTGATGAATCTTGTTACTTACCTTTTGCATCTTTTGACCAAGTGTTTGGAACCAGGTCATATTGGTCCATGCGGTACCAGTGTATGAAGATACTGCAAATGCACCGGTTACTGAATTGTATACACTACCGATTTGGGTTGACCAGAATTCGGTGGTAAGACTTGGTACAGCTGCGATTAACATATCAAGGATTTCGAGGTCGATTTCGGTTGAGATGTAATCACTTAACATTGCTGTTAATTCAGCTTCTGCATCCACACTGTGGTATGCGTTCAAGTCTTGTGCAAGTTCTGGTGACCAGACTGCCTTTAACTTACGTGTCTTAGCAACGATAGTTTCTGAACGGAGTTCAAGATCGATTTGTGGAATTGCTAAGTCGGTTGAACCATCACGATCTTCGAAGTCACCACGGGTGGTGTCGGTTGGTTGCTTGACGAAGGTAATCTTGTCAACAGTCTTGGTACCTGATGCTGCGGTGTTGACGATGAAGGTGATGTTGGTGCCATCGTACTTGGTGAATTCTTGGAGGACAAGTGCTGCCATGTCTGCACCTGAACCACTTGGTACGAAGGTACGTACTGCTAAGAAGTCTGCGTTTGAAGCACTTACTGCTGGTACTACGTACTTACTGAGACTTGCAGTGTTGAAAAGAGTGTTGAAGTTGATATCTGACAAACTTACTGATTGTGAAGCTACTGGAACGATGTTTGTTGATGCATCGTTGATTGAGTAGCCGAATGCACCTGCGCCGTATAAGCCACCTGCATCTTGGTTACCAAATGCACTGTAGGTGTTTGAAAGTGCGGTACCATAGAGTGATTGACCTGCGGTCTTTCCAAGTATAGTGTTACCGTACTTGAAGTCCATGAAGAACACAAGTCCTGAAGGAAGGTTCATTGGTTGGACTGATACGAAGTTCTTACTTGCGATACTTCCGAAGACCTTACGGACTAATGGAAGTGCTACACCTGCCCATTGTTCACCTGAGGTGCCTGCTTGGTTGGTGAATGAGTTTTCTGAGAGAAGTTGTGAAGCTTGGTTTTCAAGCATTACTGCCATACCTTGCTTTTCTGTTCCCTTCAAGCCTTCAAGAAGACCTGACTTTTCCCACTTACCTGCTAATTGGCGGGATTGTTCAACGATTACCTTGTGTGCTGAACCGGCTTCGTTGATAAGTGAATTTACGTCTGACATGCTTATCTCCTAGTGAGTTATGAAATGATTCCTGCGAGTTGTTGTAAACGCTTAGCAACAGAGTTTTCTGCGATAACTGCTGGTGCTTCAGTCTTTGGAGCGGTACTTGGGGTTGCCTTACTTGCGAACCCTTCGGTGACCACCTTACTTGGTGCCTTTGTTGCCTTTACTACCTTTGCTGCGGAAGTTAATGTTTCTACCAAAACTGTGTATACCATCTTGATTTCACGAACGGTGGTTGCACGGTCAAAGTTTTCTACGACCATTACCTTTTGTTCAGTAGTCAAACCTTCCTTACGGAAGATTTTGTTGGTGTACAAGAGTTTTGCGTTGAGAAGATTGACTTCGTGTAGCTTGCCTCGTAGGAGCTTTACAGCCTGACGATATTCTGCAAGTTCTTTCTCTAGGGATGAC